ACTGTTGCGGCAAGTAATGGTGGTTCTGGTGGCGGTGGTGCTGGTGGCGGTGGAGCAGCTTCTGGCGCTGCTGGTAGTGGAAACACTCCATCAACAAACCCATCTCAGGGTAATAATGGTGGAACTGGTTTTGGCGTTTCACATGGTTATGGCGGTGGAGGTGGAGGTGGTGCTGGAGCAACGGGTTCAAACGGAACGGTAAATGGCGGTAACGGTGGTGCTGGTACAACAGCATCTGCTGCTTTAGGTGGTGGTATTTATGCTGGTGGTGGCGGTGGTGGATTAAATACTGTTTCGGCTGGAGGAACAACTGCGGGAACTGGCGGTTCAGGGGGTGGTGGTAATGGAAGTACGACAAATGCCGCTGGCTCAAACGGAGGTGTAAACACAGGAGGTGGTGGAGGTGGTGGCGGTCAAAATAATTCTGGTGATGGTAATGGTGGCAATGGCGGTAGCGGTGTAGTTATCGTCTCTTACGCTGGCTCACAACAATTTACTGGCGGAAGTTACTCATCATCAGGTGGTAACTCTATCCATACATTTACAAGTAGCGGTTCGCTAACTGGTGGCTATTATGTAGATTACTTAGTGGTCGCTGGCGGTGGCGGTGGAGCAGCTACTGCTGGTGGTGGTAATGGTGGTGGCGGTGGTGGCGGAGCAGGTGGCTTGCGTTCAACAGTAACCGCAACAGGCGGTGGAGGTTCTTTAGAATCCGCATTGTTATTAGTAAAAGGAACTCAATACACCATAACAGTCGGTGGTCCTGGTTCTGGCGGTGCAAGTTCTGGAGCAAATGGTGGTAATGGTTCAAATTCAGTTTTTTCCACAATAACATCTACTGGCGGTGGTGGCGGTGCAACTCTTGGTTCAACTGGAATTGGAAATGGTGGTTCTGGTGGCGGTGTAGGTTATGGTGGTGGAACAATCGCTTCAGGTGGTACTGGAACTGCAAACCAAGGTTTTGCTGGTGGCGGAAAAGTTACTAGTGGTGCTGGCGGTGGCGGTGGAGCAGGTGGTGTTGGTGGTGCTGGTGCTGCTGGTGGGTCAGGACTTTTTCCTGAAACAGGCGGTAATGGCGGTAGTGGAGTTTCAACTTCTATAACAGGTTCTTCAGTAGCATACGCTGGAGGTGGTGGTGGTGGTGGCTATGCTAATAGTGGCGGCGGTGTAAACGGAGGTTCTGCATCTGATGGTGGAGGTGCTGGCGGTGGCTCTGCGGTAGCAGGGTCTGTTGGCGAAACCAATAAAGGTGGTGGCGGTGGTGGAGGTGGAGGTGCAAACCTTGGAACTCACTATAACGGAGCAAATGGCGGTAGTGGTGTTGTTATCCTATCTATTCCAACTGCTAAATATACTGGATTTACTACAGGCAGCCCAACAGTATCAACATCTGGAACAAACACCATTCTTAAATACACATCATCTGGAACTTATACAGCTTAAAAGGAGCAATCATGTCGCATTTTGCAAAAGTAGAAAACGGAGTAGTAGTCCAAGTCATCGTGGCAGAACAAGATGTCATTGATAGTGGAATCTTTGGTCATGGATGGGTACAGACTTCTTACAATACTCATGGCGGACAACATCCTGAAGGCAGACCATTGCGTAAAAACTACGCTGGTATTGGTTACACATACGATAGCCAACGAGATGCTTTTATTCCTCCACAGCCATTCCCAAGTTGGGTAATGAGTGAGGAAACTTGCTTATGGAATTCTCCAGTACCTTATCCTACAGACGATAAGCGTTATTCATGGGATGAAGCTACAACCTCATGGGTTGAGTTAGAGACAGCATGAAAACTACCATAGAAGCTAGAACACTAGAAGGCGGACTGATTGAGCCACACCATGAAGTAGAAGTGGTCTGTGCCGCCTGTGGTTATGACTTAGATGCGTCTGAGTTAGAGGCAGATACTTGTGCCGATTGCGGTGCGCCTTTAAACCTTAGACAGCATATCTCGATTCACGCAACTTCTGTTCCTGCCGCTGGCGGAGAGGTATTTTAAATTGAGTTATGGCAGACGAACTGGGGTTGTCGGCTGGTGCCAAGGGGATCAGCGAAGGGATTAAGACAGGCAGGGAAGCTGGTCGTGAGATCGGCAAGAACATTGAAGAAGTACAGAAAGAAGCAGTCGATGTAGCAAAAGAACGGGCAAATGCAAGAATCCGTGAACGCAGGGAAGCAGAGTTAAAGAAGGAACGGGCGATATTCAAAGCCCTTGAAGAGTACAAACACCGTAAACAAATATCGGATGAGGAGTACAAACTAAGGGTAGAGTTTATAAAGAAGTTCGGTACTAAAGAGTGGCAGAAGCTAATAGACATCAAGACCGAGATTGAGCGGCTTGAGAAGGAAGATAAGAAGTACTTTGATGCCGAGTTATCAAAGGTTAGATGGGTGCAGTTTTGGTGCTTTTTGGCTGCAGGCTGGATTGCTTATTTTATTGTATGGGGGAGTAAAAAATAATGTTTACTTTAATATCCACAGCGCTGTCCTTCCTCATGGGGGGACTGCCTAAACTACTGGACTTCTTCCAAGACAAGTCCGACAAGAAACACGAATTAGAACTTGCCGCCATGCAGATGGAGCGTGAACTAAAGATGATGGAAGCGGGTTATATAGCCCAAGCCCGTATCGAAGAGATCAGGACAGAACAAGTTCAAATGGAAACTCAAGCCCAAGAACGCACCGCTATGTATAACCACGACATCGAGATTGGCAAGGGTGCTTCTCAGTGGATCATTAATCTACGGGCTTCGGTACGCCCAGTCGTGACCTACTTGTTTGTTCTACTGCTGATCGTTGTAGATATTGCTTCTATCTGGTGGGCATGGTCTTCTGGAGCCGCCTTTGCCGAAGCTATTCCAATGGTATTTGATGCAGATGAGATGCAGATTTTGGCGTCTATTATTGCTTTCTGGTTTGGGACTCAAGCCTTTAGTAAGAAATGAAAGTAAGCGAAAAAGCTCTAAAAATGATTCGTCACCATGAAGGTGTCCGCCAGCGTCCATATCGGTGTCCCGCAAAATTGTGGACGATTGGTGTGGGTCATGTACTCTACCCACGGCAAGGTGCTTTAAAAATAGACGAACGGGATGCCTACCCACTGGAATATAAAGATGACCGTACCTTTTCGATGGAGGAAGTAGATGACATTCTTAGAGACGATCTTAATCGCTTTGAGCGAGGTGTTGAACGCTACTGTCCCGTTAAGCTCACTCAAGGTCAGTTCGATGCTCTTGTTAGCTTTAGCTTCAATATTGGTCTGGGAGCATTACAGCGCAGCACCCTCCGTCAGAAGGTTCTTCGGGGCGAAATGGAAGGGGCGGCAGAAGAGTTCTTGAAATATACACTAGCTGGGGGTAAAGTACTAAAAGGTCTAGTAACCCGCAGGAACGATGAACGTGCCTTATTCTTAAGCTAATATGCCACTCCAAAAACTACAATTCAAGCCAGGTTTAAACAGAGATCAAACTAACTACACCAATGAGGGTGGGTTCTTTGAGTGCAATAAAGTGCGCTTTCGCTCTGGCTATCCGCAGAAAATAGGTGGTTGGTTACGATATGGGACGTTTACAGTAGCGGGTATTTGCCGTCAGATGTTTAACTGGATTACCACGGCTTCGGATAACTATCTAGCCCTTGGAACGTCTAAGAAACTTTACATTGAAGCGGGTCAGATTCTAAATGACATTACTCCTATACGGCAGACTTTTACTACTACGGCTACAGACAACTGCTTTACCACGGTCAATCTCTCTAAGACCGTCACCGTTGCAATTACGTCCCATGGAGCTTTAGACGGAGACTATGTAACCTTTTCAGGGGCTACAGCGGTAGGCGGGATTACGGCTCCTAACTTAAATACTGAGTTTATTATTACTTTAATAGACTCAAACTCCTTTACGATTACCACTGCGACTGCGGCTACGTCTTCAACTTCTGGTGGTGGATCTGCTATTACAGCGGCTTTTCAGATTAGTGTAGGAAATGATAATGCTGCATACGGAAACGGCTGGAGTGCAGGTACATGGGGGAGTAGTGCTTGGGGAGCTGGCAGCACTTCACCAGTGGTTCTTTCTCAACGGGATTGGTTTTTACAAAACTTTGACAATGACTTAGTTGCTAATATCCGTAATGGTGTTATCTATTATTGGCAATATTCAGGTGGTCCATCAACAAGAGCCACACCTTTAGCAACCACCACCATTGGGGGAATAGCCCCAGCGGACGTTCCAACACAGGCAATGCAGGTCTTAGTCTCCCAAAATGATAAACACCTTATTTGTTTTGGTGCCACTCCATTCGGGGGAGGGACGTTTGATCCCTTATTAATTCGCTGGGCAACCCAAGATCAACCTAATGTCTGGACACCCCAAGTCACCAATTCAGCAGGATTTATACGGGTATCCCGTGGTTCAGCCATTGTCTGTGCAGTAGCAACTCGTCAAGAAATCCTTGTATATACAGAAGGAACCTTAAATTCTCTCCAGTTCGTAGGCACCACAGACGTCTTTAGTCTTAATGAGCTTTCGGACAATATCTCAATTCTTAGCCCACGCTCAGTCGTTACTGTCAATAACACAGCTTATTGGTTTGGGCATGACAAGTTCTATGCTTATACAGGACGGGTTGAGACTTTGCCTTGTACGATTAGAAATCACGTCTTTCAGAATCTAAACTACTCTCAAGCCGACCAAATTGTTTCTGGATCTAATGAGGGCTGGAATGAGGTCTGGTGGTTCTACCCAACGGCAAACAGTCAAGTCAATAACGCCTACGTCATCTATAACCACCTAGAAAAGATCTGGTACTACGGCACAATAGACCGTACTGCGTGGTCAGACTCATCTCTAAGGGAATACCCTCAAGCCCTGACTGCGACATACTTTACAGGTGCTATTTCTGGTACTACTTTGACCGTGGCAAATAGTGTTGTAGGTTATTTACAAGTTGGTTCAGTTATTACTGGAACGGGCGTAGCTACAGGAACCACGATAACGGCTCTAGGCACTGGGACTGGCGGGGCTGGGACTTACACAGTCAATATCTCCCAGCTCGTAGTTCAGACCTCAATGACTGCCGACAGCATTATCTATAACCACGAGCAAGGTTTAAACGACGACACAACGGCAATGACCTCGTTTATTTCGTCTTCAGACTTTGACCTTGTAGACGGGGATCAGTTTATCCTGACTAAGCGGATTATCCCTGACCTTAGTTTTGCGGGATCAACTGCCACTTTGCCTGCGGTGACTATGTATATCAAACCACGGAATTTTCCTGGCAACGCCTATTCCAATATAGAATCTCAGAATGTGATTGAAACCTCGGTAGACGTCTTTACCGAGCAGATCTTTATGCGAGCTAGGGCTAGACAGATGGCAATCCAGATTGAGTCTACAGAGTTAAATGTCCAGTGGCAGTTAGGTAGTCCTAGATTGGATGGCAGACCAGATGGACGTAGATAATGGCAATGCAAAAGTTTCGGGCGCCAGCTCTCCCGCTTGCGACACCAGAATACGACCAACAGCAACTGTCTCAGTTAATTGGGGTTTTACGGCTTTACTTCACCCAATTAGACTCCAACGTGCCTTTACAGGCAGACGGGATCAGGCTATTAAATTTGCCAACATCGGGGTACAATTTGCCAGAAGGCACAGTCTTTCGGGATGGCGAGTTCTTAAAAATAGTTCTGCCAAACTTTGCTTATGTAGAAGGTGTTTCGGGAACTGGGACGGTTGGCAGTGTCACAATAGTGACCAACAACTTCCAAGGAATATTTGCAACAGCTAGTGTAGGAACGGTAACGGTAACTATTATATGAACTTTAATTCTAAGAGGCTTGTATGGCAGGCTTAAAAACACTCGCTAAAGAACTTCAAAGCAAAGGTCGCTATGGCGATACAGTCCTTGCCCATATTAATCCTCAAGAAGCAGGCATTTTAAAAGCCTTGGGTGGTTCAGGAACAAGAAACCCAGATACGGGTTTACCCGAATATTTTTTAAAGAAAATTACCCAACCTTTTGTTCAGGGTGTTAAAGCAATACAAAACATTCCTGGCATTAAACAAGTGTCGGATGTATCAACTAAAGCATTTAAACCTATTGACCAAGCTTTGGTGGGGTTAGATAAAACCGTAGGTAAATCAATTCCAGGCGGTTGGGGAACGATTGCGTCTATTGCAGCATCTATGGTTCCAGGCGGACAATTTGCCGCTATGGGTTTAAGTAAAACAGCTGCCATGACTGGTTTAGGAGCATTATCTGGTTCAGGAGTACTGCGTCCAAACGCTAAATTTAATCTACAAGGTGCGTTGCTGGGTGGCGCTATGGCTTATGGATCATCACAATTAGCTGACTATATGGCGGCAGCGGGTGGTGCAGAGAAAGCAGCTACATTACCTACTTCTGAAGTACCGCTATCAGGTGGTCCAGAACTTTTAAATTCAGTTCCTTATGAGGGTGCTGTTCCTCAAGCCAGTTTTAAACCTAGTATAGATCCTGGTTATTATGATGTTGCTCCTACAATGTCAACTAGCCCTAGTTTTGACCCAGGTTATATGGATATTAATCCAACAGCTTCTAGTGTACCTGCTAGTGCAAAAATAGCTCCTGAAGTATTACAACAGTTAGGTGGTCCAGGAGCGCCTAGCTTTCCATCGGTTGGGAAGCAAATTATGAGTGGAGATTTCGGTGATGCTGCTAGACAAATTGGGTCTAACATAAGTGATATCCCAAGTAATCTATATGACGCTGGAGTAAGTGCAAAAGATAGCCTTGTTAATTTTGCTGATAAAGCTACTACACCTTCTACTTATACTGATTTTGGTAAATCTTACGCACAAAACGTTTCAGATATTGGGACTGGGATTAAAAATCTTGTAACTGAGCCTGGTGCAGCTAAAGCCGCTACCGCTGCTACAGGTATTAACCCAATGCAAGCAGCTGGTGCATTAGTGTATGGTGGTACTGGTTTAATGGCTTTAGATGAGCAGGAAAAATTCTTAGAAGAATCTAAACGAGCAAATGCGATAAGCCAAGCGGAATACGACCAAGCTATGGCAAGCATTAATAGCCAAAGAGACTATGCTCAGAGTGTAGTGAATCAAAACCCACTTACTATACCCGACATAGACGTTTCAGGATTAGGAACATCTCGTTATAAGGGCAGTTCTAGTCTTCTTTATCCTACTTCATCAAAAACTTTATATGCTATGGGCGGTCAAGTAGACGATGAACTAGGTGGTGATTATTCTGCTATGGGCATGGATCAGGGCAATTTACAAAAAGGTCTATTTGGCATGGGATATGCCGAAGGCGGCACTCCTAGATTCCTATCGGGTGGCGGAGATGGAATGAGCGATTCTATTAAAGCTACAATTAATGAAAAACAACCAGCTCGTTTAGCCGATGGAGAGTTTGTAATTCCTGCCGATGTAGTGTCGCACCTTGGTAATGGTTCGTCCAAAGCTGGTGCAAAACAGTTATATGCCATGATGGATAGGGTTCGCTCTGCTCGTACAGGTCGCAAATCCCAAGGCAAACAAATCAACCCACGCAAATACATGACTGCGTAAAGGATAAATTATGGCAACAACTACCTCAATACAAACAGCGCTAACAGACGTCCCAGAGGTCTTACGCCCTTATATTACGGGTGCTGGTGGAGTACTTCCTACCGCACAGGCATTTTTTTCTACTCCGTATGCAGACAGATATAAAACTCCTTTAGAAAAAGCTGAGTTATATGGTTCTTCACGAGTTGCAGGAATGTCACCATTCCAAACAAAATTAGAAACAGGACTAACAGCTCTTAACACTGCTGGAACTCCTGCTCAATTTGGTGCTGGTACAGGTGCAACTCAGTTGGGTGTTGGTTCTACCGCTTTAGGTCTGGGTGCTTTGGGTTCTATGCTTGACCCAACTTTGACTCAGCAGTATATGTCTCCTTACACCCAAAACGTCATTGATGTTAACAAAGCAGAAGCTTTGCGTGATGCTCAAAAAGGATTATTGTCTGGTAATTTAGCTGCAGCTCGTCAAGGAACTTATGGTGGTGCAAGACAGTTATTATCTCAAACTGAACAAGATAGAAACCTCCAAACTAAACTAGGTAATATTCAAGCGACAGGAATGCAAAACGCATTTGATGCAGCGCAAAAAGCTCAATTAGCTCAAGCTGCTGGTTATGGTCAGTTAGGTCAAACATATGGTCAATTAGGTCAAACTTACGGTGCGTTGGGTACAGCTCAACAAGCAGCAGACATTGATAGGCTGAAAACAATAGGAGCATTTGGTGATCTTGAGCGTGGTATTACTCAACAACAACTTGATGCTAAGTATCAAGATTTAATGTCGCAGATTAATTTCCCATTAACTGGCGCTGAGACTATGAGCAATTTAGCCCGTGGTGTACCATTAACACAGACCGCAACCTCTGGCGCCCAGACCACACCTCCACCTAGCTTTGCAAGCCAATTAGCTGGTATGGGACTAACAGGACTATCTTTATACAATATGTTTGGGAATAAATAATGAGCATATTAAACGCAATTAAAGAAGTAAAAAGGGATAACAATAACCTTCAAGATATGGCGTTGTTGCCACAGGCTTTAATTATGCAGATGGCTCAGCGGGGCGAGATTCAAAAAGAATTAGTACCTTTAATTATTGGCAAAAAAGCTGAGATGATTGAAGCTGTTGCTAGACAAAGAGCCTTAATGCAAGGCGGTGCGCAGCAGCCAAGCGTCATGGAACAGAAAATGATGGAGATTGCTCAGGCTGAAAACCCAGCTCCAGCTCCACAGATGATGCCCCAGCAAATGGCGCAGATGCCAGCACAGCTACCCGAAGAAGTAGGTATTGCTCAAAACCCTGTACCTCCTATGCAGATGGCTGGTGGGGGCATTATTGCTTTTGCCCCAGGTGGTGATGTTGACGAGGACGATGATGACGACGCATCGTATGAGGATTACTTAGATGAGCTTCAGCGCGCTAGGTTAGAGAGCATGATTCTTAATACTTATCAGGACACTGATACAAGCGGTGCTGGGATTGCTTATACAGAACCTATGCTACAAACTCCTGCTGTAGGTATCAAAGCTGTATCTAAAGATAAAGAAGAAAAAGGACCAGACGACTTAGTAAAACGTCTACAAGCTCAGATCATGGCTAAAGAGAGTGGTGGACGACGCTATGACAAAGAAGGTAATCTGCTTACATCATCTAAAGGTGCATTAGGCGAAATGCAAGTTATGCCCTACACTTCTAAAGACCCAGGCTTTGGCATTAAACCAGCAAGAAGCAACGACCCCGATGAGTTACGCCGTGTAGGTGATGAGTATGCGGCTGCTATGTATAACCGTTATAAAGACCCTAAATTAGCCATGATTGCTTACAATATGGGTCCTGGCGCTACTGATAAGTGGTTAGCCGCTGGTGCTGACCCACGCAAGTTGCCAAAAGAAACCCAAGGATATATCCGTGGTGTAAGTCTTGCTGAAGGTGGAGAAGTTAAACGCTTTCAAGATGGTGGCACTATGGGCGGCTTTGGCGATGAAAATTACGATATGGATGCGTTGCGTATTCAAGAATTAGACGCAGCTAGAAAACGTAAAGAAGCTGAAGATCGCTATGAGTTTTTACAACGTAGCGCTCCAGGTATAGCAGCAAGGATGACTCCTCCAGTGCCAAGTGAAACAAAACCTATGGTAGGTTATGAAGCAAAAGGAAAACAAAGTGGGGCTACTGAAGAAAACATAGGTAAGTTTTTAAAAGACCGTGCAGAAACTAATGTTGCTAGTGCTGCCCCTGCTGTTACGGAAGCTGTTCCCATGTCTGCGCAAGACAAATTATTTGCTCAAATGCAAGATGCTTTTACTAAGCGTGAAGCACGTCTAGAAGCTGCTCGTAAACAAGACCCGTATCTTGCTATGTTAGCTGCTGGGTTAGGTATGGTGGGTGGTACATCTCCATACGCTTTAACTAATATCGGTCAGGGTGGAGCGCAGGGCGTGGCGCAATATGGTGCGTTGCAAAGAGCGCGAGCTGGTGAAGAAGCTGGACTTGGCAGTTTACAGAACAAAATGCTTACAACTGCTATGACTGGTGAGTTACGTAAAGACCTTCAAGCGCAAGCAAAAGCAGGAAAAGAAGCTAAATTAGACCAAGACCTACAAATTGCTAAAAATGCATTTATAGAAAGACGTTTAAAAGCTTTGCCAATGGATGAGCAAATGTTAAAAAATTACAAACTTAAAGAACTAGACGGAAAACTTACACCGCAAGAACGTAAAAGATTAGAGTTTTACGAAAATGAAAGACGAAAAATAGATATTGAAGCTAATAGGATGTACGCTTCACCAGGCGCAGGAATGAAACTTGTCGGTACAAGACCAGCAGGTTAATAACCCATGCCAATCTATAGTGTTGAGGCGCCTAATGGCAAAATATATGATGTAGAAGCGCCAGAAGGTACTTCAGAGAGAGCCATTCTTTCTTTTGCACAAAATGCGTATCTCAATGATATACCTCAAGAACCCACTCCTGAGTACAAACCTGAACCAGCAACTGGTATCAGT